GAGCGCTGCCTTTGTAGATTTGATTGGAGGAGTTGGGGATATCAATAGAAGCGCCGCCGTTATTAAAAGTGGGGCTAAAACTTTGGCCCGTGTTGGCATAATGGTAGTTAGGTGAGGTCGTAATAAAAGAGCCACCTAGTTGACGCATCCTGCACATGATGCGGCTAGAGGTCGAAATCAACCCTGATAGCTCGATATCAAAATATGAGTATGTGTCCCAATCCAGCCCATCGGAAGCAAGGAAAGTCACTGTCGAGGGGGTCCCGGTAGACCACTGGTTATCAACTAGTAATACTCTTCCCGGAGGCGCAAGGGCTGTACCGTTTTGAATAAAACTGGTTGCATAGACATTGGTTGCTGAAACAGTCGTAGCTGAGATAGACGGGGTATGAATGTTTGACGTGGCTGTAACCGTAGCACCTGTGATGGCCGTGGCAGAAAGCTCAGGGGTGTGAATCCGGGTTGTTACAGAAACCGTTGATGCAAGGATGCTTGTGGCAGAAATAGCCGGAGTATGAATGTTTGACGTGGCCGTGACTGTGGCTCCAGTAATAGCGGTGGCTGAGACCGTGCCGGAGATTCCGAGGTTTCCGGAAGCGTCAAGATATACAGATTTTCCTGCGGGATATCCACAGAAGACAACCTTGGTTCCGGCGGCAAGATCGACGGCGGATCCTGCATTGGAAGATGCCAGAATGGTATCACGGGACAGGGTTGTACCGGCTGCCGTGTATGTGCCAAGGCCAACTTCCCAGTCGCCTGTGACATCATCAGTGATGACATAGTAAGTCGTATTGCCATCCCCGATCTGGGAAAAAGTGTCAAAGCCAGTGTAGGAACCGCTCAGGGTGAGAGTCCCTGTTCCAGTTGTGGTTGTCTGCTGCTTTACTCTGTCCTTGACGACGAGAGCCATACCGAGGCCCTCCCTATTATGTAAGACGAATAATGGCTGTCGTGGCCGCTGCGGCTGGGAACTGAACGGTGAAAGTACCGTTTTCCACAGTCTTGTCTCCACCAAAATCAAGGACTGCTACGGCAGTGTTTGATCTTGAAGAGTTATAGATAAGGGCACCACGGGTATTAAAGGTGGCTGATGTCCATGAGCTATCGCTGAAATCGACAATGGCTACAGAGCCATCCGTAGTTACAGTGACGCCAGTCAGGATGTTTCCACCGGCTGTATACCCGGCACCGGAGACTTCTGCTGAAGTGCTATAGACCGTGGTGCCATTGCTCAGAGATGCAGCGCTGGTAAATAGGGCAATCTTGAATGTATCTGCATCAAAGTCCTGATCACCGAGGAGGACTTCCTTCTTGAATGAGATGCACATTCCCTGTGAAATAGCCATTGTTAATTTAACTCCTGATCTTTACAGTACCACTTTGAATCGTCCCAGTGATATTAGTTAAATATACCACCTCGTTAAGATTTGAAACAAACGTGGTCATTGAAGGATTCCATTCTGTTGGATTGGCAGTGACCGAAACTTCTGGCCGGGCATCCCATAGAATTCTGCGGGGTCCAATACGAGGGGCCTTGTTCTGGGGATGGTTCTTTAGGTCATAGGCCCCATCAGTCTCGGAAATGTGGACAACCATTCCGGTGCTTTCCTTGACTCTTTCATCATAGGGAAAACGAAAACCGGAGCGGTCACTGATGAACCAAGGTGATTTTTTATACATCAGACAACCCGAAGATAGGGGACAGCTCTGAATGAGGCACGCTCTCGGTCTTCTTCCATGGCATTCATCAGGGCTTCTTCATAGATCTGCTTCAGGAACTGAACCCTGTCACCGGGGACACCGGGACGCTTGATTGACATATGATAGGCCAGACCATAGATAAGGCATGGAAGAAACCGGAAGGGGACATCAGCAGTGTCCACGGACTTCGTGAAGTCTTCATAACGGCTGACATTCCAGTACCGGAAGATGTCTGTTGAATTATCAGGGACAGGCCAGAGATAGACAGTGATGTTGTCCCGTTTACGGTGGACTGCGTACTGGATTGGACGACCGGAGGCGCTCTTGTTTGGAAGCTCCTCATATTCCTCCATGGAAATACGGGTCATCTCGATATCATTTCCGTTGCGTCTCAGAGTGGCTTCGGTGATGTCAATGATGGATGAATCAAGATCATATGAGGCAAGACCATTGCTGACAGTCTGGGTTCCAAGCCCGGTCTTCCAGAGGAGGATACCCCGGTTTTGCCAATCGGTGAGAATCAGGTTAAGACTGCGGCGGGCAGACTTGGGCTCCTTGCCTAGGTCCGCTTCACCGCCGAGCATGTCTAGGGCCTCATCAATGATCTCATCAATGTCCATGTTAAATGTAGTAGTTCCTGATGTCGTCATGATTAAGCCTTTCTAAAACGTGCAGTCTTCTTGGCAATTTTTCGGGGCTGTCTTACGTGTTGCTCTGTGCCCCGCCGCTTTGCCTTGGTTGTGGCAGCATACTCTGATGAACTGAGGGCCTTGATGGCTTTCTCCGGGAGGTATCTTTCCCCGGTTGCTTCAGGTCCCTGCGTTGATGGCTTTCCGGATTTTGTCCGCCATTTCTGCTTGGTCCATCTCCTCAAACTTTCCTGCGGCTTTCTTAGGGCCATTATTTGTAACCACCACCGGCTTTCTTGTATTCTCTGGCAAGCATCTGGGCCTTTCTGGCAGACCACTCTCCGGGTTTACCGCCCTTGCCTCCAGCCTTGATGCTCTCAAAGAGTCTCTTGCGCATCGTAGGCTTCGTATAATTACCAGCCTCATTCACACGAGACACTGAGCCACCCTTTTTGTATTTCTTACCAGATACAAGCTGCTTTGAAACCATGCCCCGTGAAATGGCCATTTTAGACACTCTTAAGGGATTTTGACATCATAGGGCGCTTGCCCTTAGCCTTCTTATTAGCCATATCTATGATGACATAGTCGCCCATCTCTGGATCAACATAATCAGTACGCTGACCGAGAATCTTTGTGGGACCACCTTCTTTAAAGGCAACATAGCCACCATCACGGTACATGTCATAACGCTCACTCTTTTTACCCTTATAGTTCATCATTAGATAAATCTCCGACCTGTTGTTTCTTCCACGTCTTCTTCCTCGATGTAATTGGTGATAGGACCACCCTTCATCCAAGAATCACACGTATTTTTTTCTGAACAAACAAAATGGAATAGCGTACAGTAACCAACTTTAGTTACATCCTCGACTTCCATTCCTGTTTCAATGCAGTCAAGCATGTTTAAAGTCTGGTTGAAATAACCGCAGTTTCCACAGCGTTTATCCATTACCTGCGCTGGACCGTAACCATGTTCCTGAATTGCTACTTCCTTGTTTGAATCATTCATGACTTCATCATGAGTGGCGACGGGGCAGGTGATTTCTACTTCTTGTTCGTCAAAACACCCACAATACTCATCTTCTTCTCCTCCTTCACCTTCAATGATGACAGTAATTTTTGGCATACTCATTAACATCTCCATCTTCTTCGGGCAGCACAGATTCTCTTTTTAGGTGTCTTGGAACAATCAATTCCATGCATCTTCATCTGACCTGCGGATCTTGAACAAAAACTCTTTCGTCTCTTGGCTCTTTCCGGGCTGGGACTCTTTTCCGTTACAGCAGTCTGGAGTTTTGATCCCGGATTGGCACGACGATATTTTCTGACGCCCTTCTCAGTAAGACCGGCACCCTGAGAAGTTGGAAGCTTCTCGCCTTTTTTGACGGAGAGTTTAGGCATCTTTGCCATTAGCCCACCAGAATTGTTGCATTGGCTGATGTAGGCATCTCTACGTAGAGGCCATCATTAAATCGGATACCATGATCTGCCATAAAAACATCATTGCGGGCACCGCTATTGGCAAACATCTTAAAAACAATATTACCAGTGGCGCTGGCGCCTTCTCTTAAAATCAGAACTTGGGCTGCACTCGCTCCCGAAGGGGTTACAAAGTCAACGAAACGAAGTCTGCCCCCAGCCTTTGTGACTGTCTGAGATACCGAAACAGCATAATATTTAAGGTTTGTTGACATTTTTATCCTACCAGAATTGTTGCATGAGAGGAGGTGGGCATTTCTACGTAGAGACCACCATCAAATCGGATACCATGGTC